ATGGCTAATAAATCAAGATCCTTAACAACTATATCAGATCCAAGTTTAGACCCTTATTTTATTACTAAGGATGACCACTGTTATACTGTTAACATTAAAATAGAATCCAACAAAGATCACTTTAGATCTAAGGGTAAAAGTAAAAGTTACTCTAAATCTATTTCTTATCATGCTAGATTTGATCAAGCATTGAAATGGGTTAGTGATGAACAATTACATATTAAGAAAAAGTTAAATTTAAATGAATATTTAACTGAATTTACAAACATTAGAAATAAAATTAAAGAATACACAGATGGAATTAGAGGCATTATTTGACGCAGTTATCGTTAAACCATTTGAGTCCGAAGAGACTACTTATGGAAATATTATAGTACCAGATTTAGGTAAAGAAAAAAATGAATTTGGTGAAGTTGTTGCTGTTGGTCCTGGTAAACCAACAATTACAGGTGAATTTATCTCTACTACAGTAAAATTAGGAGATAAAGTAGTACTACCAACAATGGGTTTTACAAAATTACCTTATAATGGGGAAGAATATTATGTAGGTCCTGAAAACCAAATATTAGCAAGAGTTAACCCATCTTCAAATATTGGAGAAGTGTTAGCAGAAACAGAAGTAACAAAAGAAGATATTGAAAACATAAAAGATTTATCAAATGAATAAACAAGTAGAATTCGGCTCAACAGCCAGAGAAAATTTAGTAAAAGGAATTGATATATTAGCTAATGCTGTAGTATCAACTTTAGGACCTAATGGTAGAAATGTTGTTATTGCTAGTGACCAAGGAGTTCCTCAATCAACAAAAGATGGAGTAACAGTAGCCAAATCAATAACATTAAAAGAACCTAATCAAGAATTAGGGGTACAATTAGTAAAACAAGCTGCTATTAAAACAGCTGAAAAAGCAGGTGATGGTACAACTACATCAACATTGTTAGCCAGTAGAATGATAAAAGGAGGTTTAGATGCATTGAATAATAATGAAAATGCAGTACAAATTAAGAGAGATATAGATTCTACTGTTAGTAAAGTTATTAAGACATTAAAAAAGAACATATCTGAAGACATTTCAGGTGAAGAACAATTAGAACAAATTGCTACTATATCATCCAATAATGATGAAGAAGTAGGAAAGCTCATTGCTACGGCAATAGATAAAGTTGGAATGGAGGGGGTTGTTCATATAGAAGAATCACGAACCGGTGAAACATATTTGGAAACTGTTGAAGGGTTACAGTTTGAGAGAGGGTATAAATCACCATATTTTGTTACTAATAATAGCAATATGACTTCTACATTAGAAAATCCCCTTGTTCTAATTGCTGACCAAAAAATTACTCAAGTAAAAGAATTATTACCAATTTTAGAAGCGGTATCAGCACAAGCAAAATCACTATTAATAATAGCTGAAGATATAGATAATGAAGCTTTAGCAACTCTTATTGTAAACAAGATGAGAGGTACTATGAAAGTATGTGCTGTAAAAGCTCCTGATTTTGGAGATAGAAGAAAATTAGTTCTTGAGGATATAGCTATAACAACTGGTGGAAAAGTTTTTGATAAACAAAAAGGAATGAAGCTTGATAAATTTAGTTGGGATTGGTTTGGTGAAGCAAGAACAGTAACAGTAGAGAAAGAAAAAACAACTATTGTTGATGGAAAAGGAAATGTTGATGCTATTGAATCACGTGTTGAAGAGTTACAAAAACAAATTGAAAAAGCAGAAACACCATTTGAAATTGAAAAATTACAAGAAAGATTAGCTAAATTTGTAGGTGGTGTTGCTATTATTCATGTAGGAGGTAATACTGAAACTGAAATGAAAGAAAAGAAAGATAGAGTTGATGATGCACTTCATGCTACAAAAGCAGCTATTGAAGAAGGTATAGTACCTGGAGGTGGAACGGCTTTATTATATGCTTCATCAGGTTTAGAAGTTAAATCAACCGGAGCGGCAATTGTTAAGGCTGCCTGTGCTAAACCATTTAACCAAATTTTAGTTAATGCAGGTTATGATGAAGTTAAAGGACAAATATTAGCTGATGGAATGGTTAATTCTGGAAATGATGGTTGGTTAGGTTATGATATCAAAACTGATAATACTGTTGATATGAAAGAGGCCGGAATTATCGACCCAACTAAAGTAGTAAGATTAGCATTAGAAAACGCTGCCTCAGTAGCTGGAACAGTTTTACTTACAGAATGTACTGTTGTAAATGAAGTAGATGAAGAAAATAATCAACCACAAATAGATCCATCAATGATGGGGATGATGTAAAATACTTTCGTATATTATGGCCAAGACAAAAATTGAAGAAAAAAATATATTAATTGCACGTAGAGTTCCTCCTGGTGATAAATGGAGATTAGTTGCTAATGAACCTGATGGACCTGTACATAAATCATTAACTGATACATTAGAAGCTTATATGATTAAAACAGGTTTTAAAGGTAATTATAGATTAGAACCTCTAAAAAGCAATTTATATGCAATTGATTCTAAAGAAACAGAAGTAATACCTGAACCAGAAAAGAAATATTCAATATATGGCGAATACGGAGCATAGTTTATTAGTAGAAAAATACAGACCAAATAAATTAGAAAACTATGTTGGGAATGAGAATATTAAAAAATCGATATCCAAATATTTAGATCAAAATGATATCCAAAATCTAATATTCTATGGACCAGCTGGTACTGGAAAAACTACATTAGCTAAATTAATTACTAAAAATTTAGATTGTGATTCTCTCTATATTAATGCTTCTGATGAACGTGGTATTGAAACTATTAGAGATAAAGTATCTGGTTTTGCAAGTGTTGCTTCTTTTAAACCACTTAAAGTAGTTATTTTAGATGAGGCTGATTTTCTTACTATACAAGCACAAGCATCTCTTAGAAATATAATAGAAACATTTTCACGTACTACAAGATTTATTTTAACTTGTAATTATGTAGAACGTATTATTGATCCTTTACAATCTAGATGTCATGTATTAAAAATTGTACCACCTAGTAAAAAAGAAGTTGCTGTTCACTTATCTTGGATCTTAGATGAGGAAAAAATAGTATATGAAGTAAATGATTTAGGTTCTATTGTAAATCAATATTATCCTGATTTGAGAAAATGCATTAATACAATTCAACTTAATTCAAAGGATAGTTATCTAACATTAGATAAATCAGTATTAGTATCATCTAATTATATAGATAAAGTAATTGATGAATTAAAAAAAGATAAACCTAATTTTAAAAATATTAGACAAACAATTGCTAATGCTAATGTTGATGATTTTGAAGAATTATTTAGGTCACTTTATGATAGAGCAAGTGAATATGTATTTGCTAAAGAAGGTACTATAGCTACCTTAATAAATGATCATCAATACAAAGCTAATTTTAGAATAGATAAAGAAATTAATATAATGAGTTTAATTAATAATATAATAAATAATAAATAATATGGATAATCCAACAACACAACAACCAGCAGGCCCTCCAATTGACTTAAAAAATACCACAGGTATTAAAAATTCAAAAGGTGGTAGTATATTCCAACAAGGAGTAATATTAAGAACAGTATCAAAATTTATAACAGGTACAGATGAAGATGCATTATTACCTATTCCTGTATTTTTTGATCCAAAAACAAATAAAATATTAAAAGGTTCTGTTCCAGCTGATTTAAGAGAGGAATTAGATGGAGAGATCATTTAATGAAAAATATATTTGATTGGCTAAAAGAAATTAATTTCCTTAAATCCCCAGTATCTAAATTTAGTAATAAAGACTGGGATTTATGGAATAGTTATATGATTCATAGGTTTTTATCTATGAATAAAGATTTTCTAGATATAGTTAATGAAGTACAAAGTATAAATCCTCAAAACAAAAAAGAAATTTATACTATTTATAGGGAATTTATTCCTGTAAATAATAAATGGAATAAATATATTAAATCAAATATAAAACAACATAATAGTGAATTATTAAGTTTTTTATCTAATCATTGGGAATGTTCAAAAAATGAAGTTAAAGAATATTTAAATATTTTGGATGATGATAAAATTATTAATACATTAGCTAGTATGGGGCTTGAACAAAAAGAAATAAACAAACTATTAAAATGAAATACCAAGACCAAAACACAAGATACTTTAGTTTAGAAAAAAACGAAAATTTAAAAGGATTTGATTTTGGGGATACTTATGGATGGTTTAGAAGTGAACTTGTAAAAGAATTTTCCCATTATGAATTTGGTCAATACACAATCGATCTTGATATAGAAGAAGGTGATATTGTATTTGATTTTGGAGCTAGCATTGGACCTTTTATTTGGCAAATTAAAGAAAAAAATCCATCAAAAGTAGTTTGTATAGAACCTAGTCATCAATTGATTGATACACTTGAAAAAAATTTAAAATCAACAAAAATACCATATAAAATTTTACAATTTGGAGTAGGAAAAGAATCAGGAACAAAAAACATACCAGCTTTTGATAAAGAGGGTGAAGTTATTCATGAGAAATTTCCAGTATTAACTTTTATGGATATGATTAAAGAGTCTAAAGTTGATAAAATTGATTTTCTTAAAACGGATTGTGAAGGGGGAGAATATGATATATTTAATTCTGAAAATATATGGTGGATTAAAGAAAATGTTAGAAAAATATCAGGAGAATTTCATTTAGAATCACCAGAAGATAAAGATAAATTTGAAATTTTTAGAAATACTTACCTTAGATTATTTCCCAATCATAAAATATATTCAATAGATATGTTTGATATAACAAATTTTTTATGGGAAAAATCAATACCAGGTAGAAGAGATAATAAGAGTTTTATAGAGTATTATAACCAAATAATAGTAAATATTGACAACAGATAAATTTAAATTATGAATAAACAAGTATACAAATTTTTAAAATCAGAAGCTGAAGCAGATAAAAATAAAGCTCTAGCTAGTTTAGAATTACTAACAAACCACCCAGCTGGGATTGGTGATCATTCAACTAAAGATTATTGGGCAAATTGTGATGAAACTCTAAGATTATTAGCATCAGCTGATGAAAGATTAGAGGTATTAGAAAAATATTTTAACAATAAAGAGCAAGTTAATGGGTGATAGTAGAAAAGCATATGCAGATTTAATTAGTGAAAAAGAATTTGATAAACTAGTTAAAAAAGAAGAAACCATTGATGGTTTAGGAGTAGTAGAAGTATTTGAAACAGAATATCCTGAGTTAGCTGAGGAGTACAAAAGAATAGGAATGGAAATGTACCAAATGTTTGCAGCTAAACATATGGATTATGGTTTAAATAATATTGCATTAGGAGGGGATTTAACTAACAAAGAAGATAAAAAATTTTCATTGACAGGTTTAGCCATTAGATTAACAGATAAAATTAGTAGATTAAAAAATTTACTAATTAATGGTAAAAATTACGTTAAAGGAGAAGGAATGGAAGATACGTTTATTGATATAGCTAATTATGGAATAATTGGTATGTTAGTAGGACGTAATAAGTGGAAAAAATAAGTTTTGGCTAAAAAAATACCTAAAATAGTTAAGGAGATTCAAAAGAATCCACCTCATGAGATTGATTATTCTTATCAAAAGAATATATCTTATTCTCAAATCTCTATGTTTAAACAATGTCCTCATAAATGGAAATTACATTATAAGGATAAAATTAGTCAAAGAGATACTTCTATTTATTTAGTATTTGGGATTGCAGTTCATGAAGCTATACAAGAATATTTAACTGTGTTTTATGAACAATCTAGGGCGGCTGCTGATAGATTAGAATTAATTGATAAATTCCAAAAAACATTTATTGAAGTTTATCAAAAACAATATAAACAAAATAATAATTCCCATTTTTCTAGTGCTGAACAAATGAGAGAATTTTTTGAAGATGGGGTTGAGATATTAAAATTTTTTAAGAAGAAAATTGGTGGTTATTTTTCAAAACGAGGTACTCACTTAGTTGGTATTGAATTACCTGTTATCAATACCCCAAATAAAATGTTAAATAATATTTTATTTAAGGGTATGTTAGATGTTGTACTATATCATGAAAATACAGATGAATTTACTATAATAGATATTAAAACAAGTACTAGGGGTTGGCATGATAAAATGAAGAAAAATGAAGATAAGCAATTTCAACTTATCTTATATAAAAAATATTTCTCAGAATTGTATAATATCCCATTAGAAAAAATAAATATTAAATTCTTTATAGTAAAAAGAAAATTATATGAAGAATGTGATTGGCCTCAAACTAGGATACAAGAATTTAGACCACCAAGTGGTAAAATAAAATTAAATAGAGCTACTAAATATATAAAAGATTTTATGGATCAAGTATTTGATTCACAAGGAAATATAAAAGAACAAAATTATCCTTGCACTTGTAGATATTGTGAATAAAGTAGCGATTTTAATAAATACTTATATATGTATAATAAACGTTTTAAATAAATTAAGATTATGACAAACAAAAAACCAATGACACTTACTAGTGTTAAAGTCCAAAGTGATTTATTCGAGAATTTTAAAATTGAGTGTGTTAGAAGAAAATTTTCATTTCAAAAACTAGCTGATCGTAGCTTGTATTTGTATCTTACTGATGAAGATTTTCGTAAAAAAATAACAAATCAAACCACTCTCGAATTATAAACTATGAATAAAACAACTTTTAAGTATTTACCCCCACAAAAGAGAAAAAAAATTCTATTAATTTGTGATGACATTAGAGTTCACTCTGGTGTAGCAACTGTAGCCAAAGAAATTGTAATACATACAGCTCAACATTTTAATTGGGTTCAAATGGCTGGAGCAATTAAACATCCTGATTTTGGGAAAAAACTTGATATAAGTCTAGAAACAAATAAGCACGCAGGTATAAATGATTCATCAGTTATGCTATATCCTACTAATGGTTATGGTGATCCTAATATGATTAGATCTATAATGCAAATAGAAAAACCAGATGCAATATTTTTATTTACAGATCCTAGATATTTTATGCATGTTTGGAATATGGAACAAGAAATTAGGAGAAAAATTCCAATTATTTATTTAAATATTTGGGATGATTATCCTGCTCCAATGTATAATCAACCTTATTATGAAGCTTGTGATTTGCTAATGGGCATTTCAAAACAAACAGTTAATATTAATAAATTAGTATTAAAAGGAAGAGAAGGAAATAGACTATTTGAATATCTTCCTCATGGTAAAAACCCAGATATTTTTAAACCAATAGATAAAAATGATGAAAAGTATATTTCATTTAAAAATCAATTATTTAATAATAAAGAATACGATTTTATCTTATATTTTAACTCAAGAAATATTAGGAGAAAACAAACGTCAGATGCTATATTAGCATTTAGATCATTTTTAGATACTTTACCTAAAGATAAAGCTAAAAAATGTGCTTTTGTATTGAAAACGGAAAAAGTAACAGATGCAGGTACTGATTTACCTCAAGTTATAGAATATTTTCTTGGAGAAAGTTATGAAGATCAAGCTTATATAATTGATACAAAATTATCTGAGGAACAATTAAATTTCTTATATAATATGGCTGATTCAACAATATTATTAACATCTAATGAAGGTTGGGGATTAGCTAATACAGAATCTCTTTTATCCGGAACCCCAATAATAGCTAATGTTACTGGAGGGATGCAAGATCAAATGAGATTTGAAGATGAGAATGGAAAATGGTTTACACCATCACCTGATGTACCTTCAAACCATAGAGGTACATATAAAAAACATGGTGAATGGGCGTTCCCAGTTTATCCTACTAGTAGATCTATTCAGGGTTCACCTCCTACACCTTACATTTTTGATGATAGGTGTACATGGGAAGATGCAGCTGAAAGAATAAAAGAAGTATACGATTTATCCCCCGAAGAAAGAAAAAGAAGGGGATTAAGTGGAAGAGAATGGGCAATAAGTGATGAAGCAGGTTTTACTTCAAAACATCAAGCTGAAAGGGTAATAAATGTTATTGATGAATTATTTGATACTTGGAAACCAAGAGTAAAGTATGAGGTAATTAATGCTAATGAGTATAAAGGAAAATTTTTAAATCATAAAATTATATATTAATGAATAAACCAAGAATTGTAATTTCATGTCCTTTTGACACATATTCAGGATATGGAGCTAGAGCAAGAGATGTAGTTAAAGCTATTATTGAACTTGATAAATATAATGTTGAACTATTATCCCAAAGATGGGGTGATACATCTTGGGGGTTTTGTAAAGATCACCCTGAATGGAATTTTTTAGTCAATCATTTAGCAAAGCCAAATTGGCAACAAACTAAGCCTGATGTTTGGATGCAAATAACAATCCCTAATGAATTCCAACCAGTAGGAAAATATAATATTGGATTAACTGCTGGTATAGAAGCTACTGCTTGTAAAGCAGAATGGGTTGAGGGTATGAACAGAATGGATATGAATTGGGTATCATCAGAGTTTACAAAAACTAATTTTGAAAATATGGTTTTTGATAGAAAAGACCAAAGAACTCAACAAGTAGTAGGCCAGGTAAAACTAGAAAAACCAATTCATACAATATTTGAAGGAGTTAATTTAGATACTTATAAAAGTATTTCACCAAAAGAAATTAATACAATTGATTTTAAAGATATTCCTGAACAATTTTGTTTTTTATTTGTAGGACATTGGATGGAGGGAGTTTTGGGTCATGATAGAAAAAACGTAGGTCTATTAGTGAAATTATTTTATGAAACTTTTAAAGATAAAAGAGGACCAAAGCCTGCTTTAATTTTAAAAACTACAACTGGTGTTTCGTCTTATATTAGCCGAAATAGGATATTAGAAAAAGTTAGAGCTGTTAGAAAAACAATAAATTCTTCTAATTTACCTAATGTTTATGTAGTTCATGGTGAATTTGATGATTCTGAAATAAATGAATTATATAACCATCCAAAAGTAAAGGCTATGGTTAGTTTAACTAAAGGAGAAGGATTTGGACGACCATTATTAGAATTTGGATTAACAGGCAAACCAATAATAGCTACAGGGTGGTCAGGACATATGGATTTTCTAAATCCTGAATACAATTCTTTATTACCAGGTTCTTTAGAACATGTCCATCCATCAGCAGCTAATGATTGGTTAGTTCAAGAAGCAAAATGGTTTAAAGTTAGTGAACCTCATGTTGGTACTACTTTAAAAAATGTATATAAACATTATAAAAGGTTCCTAGAAAGATCTAGAAAACAAAAACATTTTGTTAAAACTAATTTTAGTTGGGAAAATATGAAAGATTTAATTGATTCAAACTTAGAAGAAAACCTACCAGAGTTTGCTGAACAAGTAGAATTAACATTACCAGATCTAAATTTACCAAAACTTAAAAAAGTAGACAAAAAACCAAAACTAAATTTACCTATGTTACAAAAGAACCCTAATATAGGAAAAAATTAAAATATAAAACATGAAACACGATGAAATAATAAATTGTCCTAAATCAGGAGGTGATCTTTGTTATAAGGTTGAAGTAAATAAAGATATTACTAATTATTTTAGTATGTCTTGTGGATTTTGGACTAACAGTTTAATGAAAAAAGGTTCTCAATTCTTTAATGAACAATGGGAAATATTACCTGAGTTATACAAGGATATAGCTTGGCCAGACCCAGAAACGGGATTAATTTGGTTACCTATTAATGTGAATGTAGAAGAAAAAGGAATGGTATTTGCTGAAGGGACTGATAAACACAACTGGAAATGGGCAGGAACTAAATATATTCCAGTAACTGAAGAAGATGATGAAAAATATAAAGATGTAAAATGGAAACCTGATATGTCAACAATAAGACATTACGGAGAGCGTGACTTTATGGAAGCTCTTTCGTATATTGGGGTGTTACCTGAATAAAATGATTGAACTACAAACTAATAAAGGAGAATTTAAAAATGACTATAAAGTTATTTTGTCTCACGAGTTATCCGCAATTTATCCTGGAGGGTTTAAGGTTAAATTTAACCATATACCCTTAGAAGATCCTAAAAATGGATTTAACGCATTTTCAAATTATGAAATAAATACAACCCCAGGAAGATGGGCAACATGGAGAAGTGGAGGTTGTACTAGATGTGATATTAACATTTATACTGATAAAGGTGATCATATTCTTACAAGAAAATGGGAATCAACAATCGATGGAGATGATATTGAAAAAGCTTTTTCCATATTTTGTTCCGCAAACCCTGGATGTAAAGGAATTATTATTGGATCACATGATGGTGAATGGGGTCATTGGGTTGATTCTGTAAGAAATAAAAGGGTAGAATGTTTAATTATAGAAGGTTCTAATAAACAATTTAAAGAACTTTCTAAGAATTATTCTAAATACTCTAATTGTACTCTAATTAATACTATTGTCTCGACTGATGGGAAAGATGTTACTTGGTACACAACTAAAGAGGGGTATTCCGATTCAATAGTACCTGGTATAAGTGAAAAATTTAACCCTTCACATAGAGTTTTTGAAGCTCCCAAACCAACAACAGAAATAAATCATATTATTGAAGATCATGATTATCAAGATTTTGATTTTTTACATTTAGATCTTGAGGGATATGATACAAATATAATAATGGCTTTAAAATATTTACCTAAATTAATTGTATTTGAAAATGAACACTGTAAAGAATTAGGAAATTATGATGATACTT